GTATTTTCAGATACATATATGACAGTTTGATTCCTGAGATCACAACCGTACCTCAAATGGTTGTACTTATCGCTGACTATCAATACAAGGCAGCGTTTGTTGCAGATCAGGAGATCAATCTTACAGCCTGTCTTACTGAACTGATGGCGAGTATGAAATTTAAATGAACATAATCCATGATGATGATACAGTCAGAATTTTCTACGAAAAAGGTGAAGGTAACAATACCCTTATTATGTTTTCGGGTATTGACTTTGATATATTTGGTTTCAATAATTTTAACAGAGATGCTCTTGACCGACCTGAGTTTGTAAAAGTTACTACAGGAATGGGAGATCGGTTTTGGGTTATTGACAAACAAAGAACTTGGGGTAGTCACATTGATTGGGAGTCGGTATCTAATTTTCTGAGTCCTTACTTTGATGGAAAAAATGTAGCAGCTTTAGGAAACTGCATGGGAGGAACAAATGCTATTAAGTTTGCTTACCATGCTGATGTCCATCGAGTGATAGCATTTACACCTCACTGGAGTGTTGATCCTAATGAAGTCACCCATAATTTTGACCAAAGGACTCAACCTTTAAGAGATAAGGTATTAGCTTCTGGTTGGAAAAACTTAGAAGGAATGTTTAGACCTATGACAACCTATATTCATCTTTGGACACCAGATGAAATTGATGTACCTCACATGATAAAGTTTCCTACTTTGCCTAACATAAAAAGATTTTATTTTCCTACTTCAAGCCACAGTGTAGCAAGAATGTTAAAAAATAATGGTGTATTAAATGAGCTGTTAGGATTATGTATTGTTGCTGAAGATGTTCACACTGAAGTATCTAAAGTTTTAGATGATGCAGGTATTCCACATGAGCTATTTTAAAGAGTTTGGACCTCCTGTTGAAGAGGTCGATGAAAAAGAATACGTAGAGAAGATAAAGAAACTTAGTCCTTTTGATTTTATCAATAGTGTTTCTTATACTAAACAAGACATAATGAATGAAGACAATGAGAATCAGTATGGTGCTTTCATTGTTAATCGAGGCTTGGGGTTCGGTCCTGATACAATTATTCCTGCTAATGAAATGAATAGTAGACCTCATTTAGATGAGAGGATGCAGTATGACTTTCTTCGCCATGTTGTTCGTAAAGCAAAACGATACAATAAATGGATTAAGGCTGAAGAAAGTAATATTGAAGCAGTAAAAGAATACTTTGGATATAGTTTTAACAAGGCAAAAGAAGCACTAACACTTTTGTCTGATAAGGATATAGCAGAGATAAAGAGTTGGTTGGCAACCTGTAAAGGTGGGAAATTATAAATACCTTTGTTACTATGAATAATAATTTATAACAAAAGGTGTTTGAAATGATTGAACGAGATAATTTCTTTAGCATTGATTATCCCGACTACCAACCCCTAGAAATTCTGTTAGAAGATCCTGAGAACTTTTTAAAGATCAAGGAAACTCTTTCACGTATAGGTGTGGCATCTAAAAAGGACAATACATTGTATCAGTCCTGTCATATCCTGCATAAGCGGGGTAGATATTTTATCACACATTTCAAAGAGTTGTTTGCGTTGGATGGCAAAGAAGCCGACTTTATGGATAATGATTTACAAAGAAGGAATACGATAGCAACATTATTGCAAGATTGGGGATTACTAAAAATTGTACATGACTTGAATAAAGAGGATTTAGCCCCTCTCAGTCAAATCAAGATTATTTCCTTTAAGGAAAAAAATGATTGGAATTTAGTTCCTAAATATAATATTGGAAAGAAAAGGTAATTGACAAAACTTTTATTATACTGTAAAATACATGGTGAATTACATTTAATATTACAAGCACTTTGTGTTTTATCTTACATATATTTTATGATGTTTCAGTTTTCTTTTATTGAATCTGTCACGGTTACTCTATTGGGCTTTAGTTTTGTCGGTGGTATAATCGTATCTGCATATCAACATAGATATTGCTCTCATTTTTCTTGGAAGATGCCTAGGATTTTAGAAATTATCTTGGCATCTATTGTACCAATGACATTGAGTGGCATGAGTATGTTTTGGGCAGCAATACATAAAGAACATCATAAGTATGTAGACACTGAAAGAGATCCACATGGTCATGCTAGATCTCTTTGGGAGAATTTGAATGTATTTAATTATCCTTTTGCAAGAAGAAGTATTCCCACAGTATTAGCAAGAGATTGGTTGTATAGAGTACAGCTATATTACTATTGGGAAATTGCTATAATTCTTTCTATATTTTGGTGTATGATTTTTGATTGGCGATATTTAATATCACTAATAGCTTTGAGTTACATTTATCAAGTAAGTTTAAATTTAGTAGGACATACTAAAAAACTACATACTAGAGAAAATGATATTCTAGCAATAATTTGGGGAGGAGAGCTGTATCATTCTTCCCATCATAATAACTGGAAAAGTGCAAAGTTTGGCAGATATGATTGGCCTTACTATTTTTTCATAAAACTCTTTTCCCGTTATAAATAAAAGGCCCCCGTAAGGTGAAGTACACTTTGATGATACCGAGCGGGCGGCACCACTACGCCGATAGGGTAGTGTAACATTAAAACTCGCTTAATAAAGGAGCACAATTATGGTACGTAAATATACTACTGCCAACATGGCAGAAATTTTTGATAATGTAAGACCTTTTACTATAGGTTTTGATCGTTTGTTTGACAATCTTCACAATGTTTCGGAGATTCATAGTCCAAACTATCCCCCCTATAACATTATTGCGGATGATGATGAGCATTTCACTATTGAAATTGCTTGTGCAGGATTCGCTAAAGATGAATTTAATGTTCATTTACTTCCAGAGGGCAACAAGTTAATTGTCCAGGGCGTACAAGACCGAGGTGAGGATACTAGAAAATTCTATCACAAAGGTATTGGAGCTCGTAACTTTACACATTCATTCGCACTTGCAAATGATGTTGAGGTTGTAGACAGTGTTTACTATGACGGTATCCTTGAGATCACCCTCAAACGTGTTGTACCCGAAGAAATGAAACCAAGACAAATTGAAGTGAAATAAATTAGGAGAAAGCTATGTCCGATGTACAAATTGTTAAACTTACCACCGGTGAAGACATCATGGGAAAGGTTAGTGAATATGAAGTCCCTGATAAAGGAAGGTGTTTGAGAATAGAAAATCCTGTAGCAATTATGCTAAGGCAGAAAGATGAAAAAGGTGAACAATTTGGCGTCGGACTAGCACCCTATGCTGTATATGCCGAAAATCATACTATAACTATATTACCCGGTCACGCGGTTGCAGTTTTTTCACCCGAGGTGGAATTGCAAAAGGAATATCTGGATAAAGTTACTGGCCCTGCCGTTCCAGTTACAAAACAAGTATTGAAAGAAGGTGTTGATTGATGTATGAATACAAATGTACAGTGCTAAAAGTTGTTGACGGTGATACGGTAGACGTAGACATTGACCTAGGTTTTGGTATCGTATTAACAGATGAAAGAGTCCGTATCATGGGCATTGATACGCCAGAAAGCAGAACAAGAGATAAGGTAGAAAAAGTCTTTGGTCTTGCAGCAAAGAAAAGACTCAAAGAACTATTAGGAAAAACAACCAAACTCAAAACTCAAATCGCCAGAGATGGTGAAGATATGAGAGGTAAGTTTGGACGGGTTCTTGGAGACTTCACGGTTTTTGATGCAAAAACAGATTCATGGAGAATGGTTACTGAAGTGCTCATTGAAGAAGGCCACTGTGTTCCATATTTTGGTGGCAGTAAGGAAGAAGTCCAGGAAAAACATATGGTCAATAGACAAAAACTTATTAGAGAAGGTGTAGTCGTTATACCGGAGGACTTGACATAATCATCTTATTGTTATATAATGGTATTACTTGAATGGAGATGAGATGTCAAATTTTTACACTTACGCTAAACACTACGGTAACTCAATACTTTACCGTGGGATAGAAAACGGAAAACGGGTATCTAAAAAGGTACCTTTTTCGCCTACACTTTTTGTCCCGGCCAATAAAGAAACCCCCTATAAAAGTATGTATGGTGAGCCTGTTGCTCCCATGTCTTTTGATAATAACAAAGACGCTTCAGAATTTGTAGAACAGTACAAGGAAGTATCTAACTTTCCCATCTATGGTCAAACTCACTGGGGTTATCAGTTTCTTGCTGACAAATACCAAGATGAAATTGATTGGGATATAAGTCAGGTTAAAGTATTTTCAATAGATATTGAGACTACCGTTGAGAACGGTTTTCCTGATGTATTCAATCCTGAGGAACATATTACCCTTATCACATTACAAGACAATGTAAGTAAAAAGATTACTACATTCGGTCTTGGTCCATACACTCCTACTGAAGCCACAGAACACCTTGATGTAGATTATTCTGAGTGTACAACCGAGAAGCAGTTACTTAGTAGGTTTATTCATTGGTGGGCAAAAAATCCTCCTGACGTTATCACAGGTTGGAACTGTAAACTATTTGATATACCTTATATCATTGCTAGAATGGAACGAGTGTTCGGTGACGAACATGGTGACGATGCTAAGAAAATGATGAGCCCTTTTAGACTTGTACGTAAACAGGAAAGGACGTACAGTGGTAGGACTTACTTATCATATGATGTACAAGGTGTAGCACAGTTAGACTACTTGGACATCTATCAGAAGTTTACTTATGTTAACCGTGAATCATACAAACTAGATCACATAGCAGAGGTTGAACTCGGTCACAAGAAGTTAGAAAACCCTTACGATACATTCAAAGAGTTTTACGAGAAGGATTGGAATAGGTTTGTCGAATACAACATTATAGATACAGTGTTGGTTGACCAACTCGAGGATAAGATGAAACTTATCGAACTCTGCCTCACTATGACCTATGACGCCAAGATGAACTTTGAAGATGTATTCAGTCCTGTAAAAACATGGGACTGTTTGTTATATAATCATTTGTTGAAACAAAATATCATTATTGGGCAAGGTAATGGTCGTGTAGCAAGGACTATTGCAGGTGCTTACGTACAGGAGCCTGTTCCTGGTGCCTATCAATGGGTAGAGTCCTTCGATGCTACTTCACTGTATCCTTCTATTATCATGCAGTACAACATGAGCCCTGAGACACTGGTTCCAGGTGGTATGATAGACGTAGACGTTGATGGTATGTTGGAGAGGAAGTATACGTTTGACACCGATGACGCTATAGCTGCTAATGGTCAGACGTTTACACGTAGTAGGCAAGGTCACTTCCCTAACATTGTACAAAAGTTTTTTGATGACCGACAGCGATACAAGAAACTGATGATTGAGGCTAAGCAGGACTATGAGAAGACAAAGGATCCTAACACAAAGAAACTCATAGCAAAGTACAATAACTTTCAGATGGCACGTAAGATTCAACTTAACTCACTTTACGGTGCGATGGCTAATGAATACTTCAGATACTATGATGACCGTATAGCAGAAGGAATCACACTAACGGGGCAATTTATCATCCGGGAGACGGCTTCGGCACTTAACGAGTTTTTGAACGAGACTTTGAAAACAACTGATGTGGTGTACAGTTTCTATACTGATACTGACTCTTGCTATATTACTCTAAAGGCACTGGTTGACAAGTTTTTCGCAGACAAGCCTAAGGACAAACTTATAGACATTTTGGACAAGATAGGTAATGAACAGATTGAACCTTGTATTGATAAGGCAATGGCCGAACTCGCTGATTATACAAATGCCTTCGAGCAAAAACTTGTATTCAAACGTGAGGCAATTGCCGATAACTGTTTGTGGGTAGCAAAGAAACGCTATGCTATGAATGTGCTAGATAATGAGGGTGTGCGTTATGAGACACCCGACTTGAAGGTAATGGGACTTGAAATTGTTAGATCCTCAACTCCTGCACCTGTACGTGACAGTCTACGTGAGGCTGTCCGTATTTGTCTGACACAGGATGAAAAGGCATTGCACGATTATGTGGAAAAAACTAAAAAGGACTTTTTAGCAATGACTCCTGAGGAAATAGCATTTCCACGTGGGTGTAACAATATGTCAAAATATAGAGATGTTGGTAATATCTACTCAAAAGGATGTCCTATTCATGTTCGAGGTGGTTTGTTGTATAACCACTATCTGAAAGAATTTAATATAAGTGAGAAATACGAGAAGATACAAGAGGGTGATAAAATTAAGTTTATCTTCTTAAAAGAACCCAATACTATACGGGAAAATATATTAGGTTTCAATTCAAAAATTCCTAAAGAGTTTGGTATACATAGTTACATAGATTATGAGATGATGTTTCAAAAGGCTTTTTTGGAACCATTGGATACAATTGTAAAAACTCTCGGTTGGCACACTGAGAAACAGTCTACACTTGAGGATTTATTTGTATGAAGATGTTAATTGTGGGATATGGTTTTGTAGGAACAGCCACAGAGTATTTGTTTAAAAAAACAAAAGCTGAAATACATATCCATGACACTGTGAAAGGTGGCACAGAATTCTGTGACGAGGATATGTTTGATTATATTTTCTTATGTGTTCCTACACCTACAGGAGAAGATGGTAAACTTGATATTTCCATTTTAACAGATGCCTATGAGCAATGGAAATGGCGAGGACAAATTGTTATTCGTAGCACTATTGGTCCCGATCAAGTAGATTCATTTCCTAATGCTATTATGATGCCTGAGTTCCTAAGAGAGAAACATTGGAAAGAAGATGTAGACGATCCTTTGTTGCCTATAATTGTCAGTGATTATGAGACAGTAAAGTCGTTTGAAGATTTGTTTCCTAGAAAGAGAGTATGTTATTTGAGACCAAAAGAATCAATGATGTATAAGTTAGCTAGGAACAGTGTCCTTGCCATGAGGGTTTCAATGTCTAATCATTTGAAAGATATTTGTTTGGAACATGGCGTGGATTGGAATAGTATTGCTTATATGTTTGAGAGTGAAGGTGCTATAGGATACAGTCATTGGAAAGTCCCAGGCCCTGATGGCGCTCCTGGATTTGGGGGTAAATGTTTGCCTAAGGACTTGACACACATGGCATCGTTGTGTTATACTAAAGATAATATTATGACAACAGCTTTATTAGATAATTTGGTGCGGAGGGTAAAATGGGGTATAGACGAGCAATCGTACTAGGCAACGGTGAAAGTCGCCACGGCATAGATATTCCAGATGATTGTGATGTTTGGGGTTGTAATTATGTCTATAAAGAAAAGATAAATTTAGACTTTTTAGTAGCAACAGATGTTCACACTCAACATAATATATACTGTAGCAAGCATCCCGTAGAAAACACTTGTTACTTTCTTGGATGGGATGTATTAGGTTCTGATGATATTACACCCGGTATAGTCGCTTCTACGGGTGCAATCTCACATGAGAATGAATATACTGATTATGGTGTAGTCGTTGGTGGAGACAGCATCAATCTGTATTTCACATATCTACAAAAAGATGATAAGGTTGTTCCCGTAAAAGAATCCGAACTACCAATGGAGTTTTCGTCAGGAAGTTTGGCTATGTATTTAGCAGGCAAGTCAGGTGAATATAATGAAATAATTTTAGCTGGTTTTGGTGATGGTAAACACATTTATGAAGAAAATAATGTGCCTAATAAAGAAGTGTGGAAAAAAGAAAGAGAATATATTATTCGCTATTTTAGCGATATAAAGTGGAGATTTATATGAGTTTAATTGATAAACTAAAAAAGAACAGCACTATCAAAGATACATCTGTTCTAACCAATTCAAAGTTTTTCGGAATGAAAGACTTGATTCAAACCTCAGTACCTGCATTGAACGTAGCACTGAGTGGCCGCCTTGACGGTGGACTAACACCTGGACTAACAGTATTCGCAGGCCCGTCAAAGCATTTCAAAACAGCATTTTCATTGTTGTTAGCAAAAGCCTATTTGGACAAGTATGATGATGCTGTCATCCTGTTCTATGATTCAGAGTTTGGTACTCCTCAATCTTACTTTGACACTTTTGACATTGACAAAGACAGAGTTGTTCATACTCCTATCACAGACGTAGAACAGTTGAAGCATGATTCAATGTCACAGCTAAACAGCATTGAACGTGGTGACCATATTATGATTATCATTGATTCAGTTGGTAACTTGGCGTCTAAGAAAGAGGTTGATGATGCACTTGATGGTAAGTCAGTTGCAGATATGTCTCGAGCAAAACAGTTGAAGTCATTGTTCCGTATGGTTACTCCTCACTTGACACTGAAAGACATTCCAATGGTTGCAGTGAATCACACGTACAAAGAAATTGGAATGTTCCCTAAAGATATTCTTTCAGGCGGTACGGGTATTTACTACTCAGCAGATAACATCTATATCATTGGTCGTCAGCAGGACAAACAAGGTACTGAACTGATGGGTTATAACTTTATTATCAATGTTGAGAAGTCTCGCTTTGTACGTGAGAAGTCTAAGATTCCTGTTGAGGTTTCGTTTGAAGGTGGTATTAGCAAGTGGTCAGGTCTCCTTGACATGGCACAAGCATCAGGTCATGTAGTCAAACCGAGCAATGGTTGGTATTCAAAAGTAGATGTATCTACAGGTGAAGTAGAAGATAAGAAGTATCGTATTAAGGATACTTATACTAAAGAGTTTTGGTTACCTATTTTAAAAGACGAAACTTTCTTGGCATGGATTAACAAACGATACGCTATTTCAAGCGTTGACGGGATAATGCGTGATGAAGTTACTGAACAAGATATTGAAGAAGCCTATGGGCAAGTCGAAGAAGCCTGAAGGTGAATGTGACCGCTGCCAAATAACTATTTGGAGTGGGGATAAAGCAATATGTTTCCATGGGGATAATGGAGAATTGTTCCTGTGCGAAGCCTGTATTGAAAAAGTATATGGTGAACATTCTAAGGAATGGGTTGAATGAGATATGATATTGAAGAATTAGTAAATTTGATTTGCCAATGGCATCGAGATAGAAACTTAATCGACGGTGCTAATGACAAGGATCAGGTATGTAAACTAATCCAGGAAGTTGGAGAACTTTCGGATAATGTTTGTAAAGGAAAAGATGTTAGTGACGATATTGGTGATTGTATTGTTGTACTAATCAATATTGCTGAAAGAAATGGATTACGTCTAGACGAATGTATTGCAAAGGCCTATGCCGACATCAAAGATCGTAAAGGTAAAATGATAGATGGCATCTTTGTGAAGGAAGAAGACCTTCAATAGGAGAACAAATGATCGTTCTTATTTGTGGATTACCTGGTTCGGGTAAAACTTGGTTAGCTGAAAGACTATGCCACGAACAACCTGACTTCGTGCATCTCAATGCAGACTTTATACGTGAAGCAGTAGATGATTGGGAATTTGATTTAGATGCAAGGTTCCGTCAAGCAATGCGTATGCGGGGACTTGCTTATTGTGAAGCGGTATTTGGACGTATTGCAATAGCAGACTTTGTTTGTCCTCTACCTGAGACTCGAAAAGTATTTAATTCTGACTATACAATATTCCTTGACACTTTGGACATAAGTCGTTATAATGATACTAATAGAATGTTTGTAAAACCTGAAAATGCAGACTATACTATTAAAGAACAATTACGTGAAGAATCAGTTGAATTGATTCGTAAAAGGATTCTAAATGCAAGAAAGACTGGACAACATAATTATAGGAAACCTACTTTCTGATGATGAATATTTCAGAAAGGCTATTCCTTTTCTAAAAACGGAATACTTTACAGGTGAGAGTAAAACTCTCCTTCGTAAAATTCAGGACTATGCTGACAAGTACAACAAGGCTCCTACAAAACAAGCACTAGCTATTTCTATTGAAGAAGATAGGACTATCAGTGAAGGCGAACTGCCTGCGTTGAGTGAATGGTTACAGGGCGCTGATGTAGAAGCGGTTGATAAAGAATGGTTACTGGATCAGACTGAAAAGTATTGTAAGGATAAAGCAATCTACAATGCTATCATGGACAGTATTCAGGTCATTGACGGCAAGGACAAAGACAGAGGTCCTGATGCTTTACCTGATATGTTGTCAAAGGCCTTGCAGGTTGGCTTTGATAACAACGTAGGACATGACTATATTGAAAACGCAGACAAACGATATGAATTCTATCATAGATTAGAAGAAAAGATGCCGTTTGATCTTGCAATGTTTAATGACATTACAGAAGGCGGTTTAGCAAACAAAACACTGAACGTAGCACTTGCAGGTACAGGTGTAGGTAAGTCATTATTCATGTGTCATATGGCAGCAAACTGTATTTCACAAGGCAAGAGTGTTTTGTATGTGACACTTGAGATGTCAGAGGAAAGGATTGCAGAACGTATTGACGCAAATCTAATGAACTTGCCTATAGGACAGTTGAAAGAATTGTCTAAACAAATGTTTGAAGATAGGATACAAAAGATAAATGAAAAAATACAAGGCAGGCTTATCGTCAAAGAATACCCGACAGCCTCAGCACACGCAGGACACTTCAAAGCGCTCCTCAACGAACTCAAACTTAAAAGAAACTTTATACCTGATATTATTTTTATTGACTACCTTAACATATGTAGTAGTAGTAGGTTCCGTGCTGGTTCGTCAGCAAACTCCTATACAATCATTAAGTCCATTGCAGAAGAGCTCCGAGGATTAGCAGTTGAACATGATGTCCCTATAGTTACAGCAACACAGACTACAAGGAGTGGTTACAACAGCAGTGATGTTGAATTGACTGATACCTCAGAATCATTTGGCCTTCCCGCTACAGCAGACTTGATGTTTGCTCTTATAAGTACAGAGGAGTTAGAGAAACTTGGGCAGATCATGGTCAAACAATTGAAGAACAGATACTCGGACCCTACACGCAACAAGCGTTTTATGATAGGTGTAGATAGACCGAGAATGAAATTGTTTGATGTAGAAGGTGATGCACAAGAAGGACTACAAGATACGGGTAATGATGTTCCTGTTTTTGATAATACAAAAGCAGGTGGTAATTATGAGGGATTTAAATTTTGATAAACGAAAAGACATATAAGTTTCAAAGAATAGATAGATTGCATTTTCTTAGAGAGTGTCTAGGAAATGATGACGTTAGTAATTTAAAAATACTAGACTATGGGGGCAATCACGGAAATCTTTTAAGAGACGGTATCCAGGAAGGAGTTATTGATCCTAAAAATTATACTTGTGTCGATGTAGATTATCATGTGTTGGAAGAAGCTAGAGAAGAATTTCCTGAGGCTGAATGGATTTACTATAATAGGTTTAATCAGTGTTATAATCCTACAGGTGAGGAAAAGATCCCTCTTCCTTTTGAGGATAACACTTTTGATATAGCATATGTTTATAGCGTTCACACACATTGTTCTTATGAGGACTTTGTTTTTGATCTCAAAGAATTGAGGCGAGTAGCAAAAAAAGTATTTACCTCTTTTTGTGATCCAGAACTGCTTAGATTTGTTGCTATGAAAAGAAAGTTTGATTATGATGAAGTACATGAAGACTGGGAATGGAGTAACATAAAACAAGTATCTTCGTATAAGTATTATGTGGATGAAGACCTCACTACTACCAATCCAGAGGAAATTAAAAACAATTGTACACACCTTCTTACTCTTTACAATGTTGACTGGTTAAAAGAAAATCATCCTGAGATAACTAAAATTATTCCTACTATGGCTATGGTAAATGATATACACGGTGTCACTCAACCCTTTATAATTATAGATGGATAGAATATATCGTTCCTATATGGAACACATTGTCACCTGGCACTGTAATCTGAGATGTACAAACTGTAGCTCAGGTTCTCCTTTCCAGCCTCACCGTGATGATGACTTGTCGATATTTGTACGAGATTTAAACATAATAGGCAAATATGTCGATACCCCGTATATAAGATTGATAGGTGGGGAGCCTTTGATGCACCCACAGATATTAGATTACCTAAAAGAAATACATAAGGCAGGTTATAAAAGCAATGTAGCAACCAATGGGTTGATGATACCTACTATGTCAGATGAATTCTTTGAGTTGGTTGATATGGTATCGCTGTCAATATATTCTAATAACAATATAAACTATGAAAAAATAGTAAACAAACTAGAACAAACAGGAGTGCGTTGGAGAAATGTAACTGATGTTGATGTTGTGCATACATTTGAATCAATGCAAAAGTATAAAGACGATTATACTTGGCACGACACAGGAAGTTTTATTGTATTAGACAAGTATGAAAAGCATACAGACGAGAGAGCAAGAGAAGTTTATGATCC